ATTTGCAGATGATATAAGTTTAATTAACGGAATTGGTATTGGTGTAGACAGGGACCAAACAGTGGGTGCCGGACTAGATGAACAACTAATTGATATATATAGACCTTATAGAAGTAAAACTTTGGGGGCACAAGCGGCAAAAAGTATGGCTTCCTTCAATGCAGGAATAATGAGTGGAAAACAATTAATGAATTTATTAGTTAATGCCGGGTCAAAAAAAGGTGGTGAAGCTATATTAGCAGGTCCGGGAAAGGTAGCTGGACTACTGGACTTTTTTAACTCGAACCTAAAAGGTTTCAGCCAGTTTCACGATATTTTTGGAAGAACAGGAGGTATGGGTTCACGAATAGATGGTCTTGAAAATACTTTAGATAGTCTTAGAAACCATAGTTCTGTAGGACTTATGACAGGTAAAAATGAACGAGCATCTTATGATAAATTAGTTGGATATATAGAACACATGATTCATCAAAAAGGAATAGAAAAAGATAATCTATTAAAAATACCAGCATACCAAGACCTACAACAGAGAATTAAAGATGGTAAACTAGATCCACAAAAAAATCCGGCAGCATATCAACTTGCATTACAGAAAGCAGTAGACCAAAGCGAAGAAATGAGAAAAGCTATGGCTAGAGCATCATTTAATACATTAAGAGTTATGTTTGCCTTCCAAGCTGCTGTAGCTCTACAAGGTGGTGCAGGTGGAAGAACAGTTTCCGACCAAGACTTTGAAAGACTACAACAAGCCTTGAGCATTGGAAATTGGAGTACTATAGAACAAGCACAAACTTCTGTATCAGGAATATTAAGATTTATGGAGGAAGGACGAAATCAAGCATTTATCATACAAAAATTTGCTCCAGTAGGGACACATGTAGAAGTGCAAGAAAGATACCAAAAACTAAAAGGACTAATACAATTAAATATTGTAGATGCTAGTGGAAAATCAACTATGGAAACTCATAATGAATATGGAAACTTCATGCCAAAACTATATGGAGCTATGTCTACGCTAAAAATGCAGCAACAAGCAGGGACTAAAGCTAATGTACCAGATCTATTATATAAACTTTTGAATGATTCGATAGATCCGGAAACACGAGGACATCTAGGACTAATACAATAATATGCCAAGTAATTTACAAGATATATTAACATCAGACACATTTAAGACGATAGATTGGGCACAGAAAAGTGCAACTTATCGACCTCTTGAAGAGCAGTATACAGTGTGGGATTCTTATGAAACTTTAAAAGAACAATACCCTGATCTGAATGTGGGTAGTGTAAACCTAAAAGAAGGATTTATCTACGGTAAAAGAGGAGCTGGAGCTGAAGAAAATTTTGGTGTATATTTACCTAAATTAACTCACCCCGACAGAGCCGGGCTTACCGATGAAAAAATGCAACAACGAATAAAAAGTGAAAAATTACCCGAACAGTATAATTTAGGTTACGACACTATGAAAGATTTAATTACCCTAAATCACGGGATAAAAAGCGGACAATTAACAGGACAAAATCCATATTTTCCTGAATGGATGGGTAATTTACATAAATACCAAAATTACTTTTTACAAAGAGATATAGCAAGAACAGGAGAAGATAAACCATTGGAAACTGAAGAAGAACCGGGAAAAGGTTATTTCCCCCACCCTGAATATATGGGTATGTTGCCTAAGCATGAATTAAGTACATGGACAAAAGCAGGTCGTAGAAATATAATTGAAATGGAAGCAGAAAAAAAATATGACGATTTAACTCCGGGTCAACAAGATGCCTACCAACGAGCTCTAAATCCTTATCCATCTATATTTACATCAGATGTACCATATACAGGAGTAGGAAGTTTATTCCCTCCCGTATGGACAAGGGGTATAGCTAGAGGTGCATTAGGCGTACAAACACTAGGACAAGCGGGTGCAGAATGGGCAACAAAAAAATTAAAAGGTGATCCAAATTATGAAGCCAGCTGGTTTCAAACAAAAAAACAAATTCTTGATCCAACTGCTGAATACTTTGATGAAGAAGAACTAAGTTCTTTTTGGAAAGGAAAAGGAGGTGCAGCATTTGATATAACTAGAGGACTTCAACCCGGAATGGAAGTATATCCATATGGATACGCAGGATATGCTTTTGAACAATATGGAATATATAAAACATTTCAAGCACCTTTCCTATTATATGGTGGCGTTCAATCAACAGTTCTTAATAACACATTCAAACAAATTAAAAAAGTAGGCGGAAAATTTGAAACAAAATATAAATACAAGGTAAAAAGCGGAAAAGATAAAGGAAAAACAAAAACAAAATATGTAACTACCCCTGCACAATACAAAGCAACACTATTAACAGAATTAAATAAAATAAAAAATTCAAAAGTATCCGGAACAATTTCACCTATTCTTGCATATCCAGTTAAACTAGGAAAAACAATTCCAACACGTGTAAAAATCGCACAACTTAGACGATCAGAAAATTTTGCAAAATGGTATCTTACAGAAGAATCAATAATAGCAGGAGCAGCAGCAGGTAATACATTATTCCATAATATGTTTGGACCAGAATCAGCTCTTTTTGGTGATTTTGCTGGGGCAATATTCTTACCAGCTACTGTAGCTCTACCAGCAAAAAAATCAATTGCCTTTTCAGCACTTCTATTGCATGAAATGGCTCCTAAAACAACAACAGGAGTAATGGGCGTAACTAGAAAGTATGCACTGCAGCCTTTACAAGATGTATTAGTAAAAAAAGGGCTTATGAAAAAAGAATATATTGATGTAAAAAAATATTCTCTAGAAACACGAGCATCTATGTTACAAAAAGGTATTGGATTTCGTAAAGATAATAAAGGATTCTATAAATATGAAATGAATATGAGTGAAAAAGAAATAGGGGTATTAGGAAAAATGGCACTAGCTTTAAAAGGAATGGATATGGACCAGTATGATGAAATGGTAAATTCTGCAATTTATACATTTCACAGACTAGAAAGATTAGGTATACCTGTCGAAGATATGGGTATATTATCTGCACAATTATTCCCTAGTCCTACATTAGCTGCTTATGAAGCCCACGCAAGAAATTCTATAAAAATAAATAGATGGTCAGGTGAATCAACAAATATGTACCCTGCTCATCAAAAAGTAATAGACCTTCATGTTGAATCTGATACATTATTATTTGATAAATTTACTGATATGATACATCAGACAGATAATGTTGAAACAAAAAATTTATTGATAAAACTAAAGGGCACATTTTCTAAAAAAACATACAAAAATAATCTTAAAGATCAAGTCAAAATAAGCACAACACAAAAGCGGTTGAATAAAACACTATATGAGATTGATCCTGAACAAGAATTTTTAAAAAGAGAAGGAAAAACATTAGATCAAGAAGCTCGCCCACTAATTTCAAGTAAAGATATAGGAAAAGCAAAAGCTGTATTAGAAAATCAAAGACTAAACAATAAATTTTTATCTGTTGGAATAAAAGAAGATTTAGCCAACCATCCTGCCGCAATAGTTGATATGCAAGATGGAAGACGAATATTTAATCAATCAAAACGAGCTGAACAGTCCGCCAAATTATTGGATGATGTTATAGATAATAGAAAAAGTATAGTAAGTGGTATATATGGAGGTATCGAAGGTTACGAAAGTCATAGATTATTAGTCAATCTTTTTGATACTAATAACAATAAAATATTATTCAATCTAGATAATCTATATACTGAGGCATTAGGTACACATATGGGAACTGCTCCATTTATCAGAAAAATGCCTAGCGGAGAAATTAGCTTTAAGCAGTTTATGTTAAATCAAAGAACAAAAGCTTTTAAGAATTTTACATCCCGAGGTACAACTGAGAAAAAAACAAGTTTTGTACAAAGCCTGTTAGAAGACGGATTAATTGCACCAGATACTGCAGAGGAGACAATTACAGCAATTACTGCAAATAAAGCAGTGGATTGGGATAGTCTGTGGAAAATAGCTAAACAACCAAGAGAGGATAGATCACTTAAATTCTATCAACAATATTTTGGAAATAACTATGAAATATCTTTAAAAAATTTCAATGAACTATCCAGCGAACTCGGCAGACAATACAGAAAAACACTATCAGATCCTTCTCTTCATAAAGATGGATGGGTTACACAGCAAATAAAACACAATCTGGATAATCATATAATTGATGATGCTACTGAGTATGCATTTGCAGGAGATGAAGTACTTGGATCTAAAATAAGTCAAAGTATACAGGAGCAATCCAAAAGAGCTAAAGGAGCTTATAGGGACTTAATAGCAGATGCTATTTATAAAAATACCGGATATAAAATTATGAAAAAAGGTCCGGTAATTACTGAAGCAACAAAACCAGAAAATTTTCACAAACGTTTTCTATATTCCCAAGACCTGTCTAGTTCTGCAACATCTAGAAGACAAGATTATGACAGATTATTCTTAACTAATTTTACCTTAAATAGAGATGGTGAAAATATAGTAACAAAATATGGTCTTGAAAAACACACAGAAACATTTAGGAAACACAGAGTAAGAGCAGACAGAACAATGCAAGCAGGAATATTAGAGGATTTAAGTCTGGGGAAAAATGATTTAAAAGCTATTGATTTTGATACAATAAAACAAAAAGATGGAAAACAAGTTCTTAACTTTGCACAAGGAGTCACACATAAAGATTCATTTGGTGATATAATATATGAAGCTATTAAACCTTCACATTCTGCGTTAGATGATGTTACCGACAGGGCAAGAAGAAGTTTACTTACTCACGATGCAATTACAACTATATTTAATAAAGCAGAAGACTTATCTGTGAAAATAGCCACAGGAATAAATTCAAGAAATTATGTAAATAAAAAAGGACATGACACACTACAAGATTTATTTGCAAAAGCAGGAGAACCGGGAAATAAAACAAAATTTGTAGAAACACTATTACAAAGTAGTCAAAAGGGTGGTAATGCTGAAGTAATGGATACATTACTACGAGCAATTCAAGTAAAAAAGGGAACTGAAGGTGCAGTTCCAATTGAAATAGGATTCAAACAAATATATCAAAAAACTGGAAAGCATATTGAGGAATTTAAAGGTGGAGAAAAATTAAAAGTAGAGGAATGGACAGCTACAGGTAAGGCATCTTTAGAAAAGGGTGACCCCGGATGGTCAGGACAGGGTAAACAAACTATATATATTCGAGAAAACGATGCAAGTGCACTTAAAGGACTATTATGGCAAGATCATATGCAATATGTGCAAACAGGCTTTAAAACAAAACTGAAAAATAGACCTGATTTAAAAGATTTAGCATCTAAATTAGATACATCACAATCTGTTGATTTTGCAGCAGGAATTGATTACTTACTGAATAATGACGAAATATTATCTAGATTATATAAACCAGAAGAGTTACAAAGATTAAAGGATATATTTAGTTTAGGTTTCAGTTTAAGTGCCACACCAAAAAGTTTAAGTATGGTAGGGCTACCTGTAGATTACACTGTACAAGCAATACTTGGTAGGGGGTACAACATATCAAAAGGAGTTGTTTCACCACGTTTTGTATTGTCTGAATTAGCAATAAATGAATTTAGAGCAAGGCAACATCAATTGTTAATGGAATTGGTCACAAATCCTAAAGCAACAAAAGTTTTATATGATATGGTAATCAGTGATCAAGTAGAGAAACTAACCTTTAGCAATAAAGTTTTTAGACCGTGGTTCTTAGGTTGGCTAGGAAGAGTGGCTGGACCGGATGCCGTAGAAGACTTTAAAATAAAAGAAGCATCACAGGGTCATTCTAACAATCAATATGGATATCTTTCAATGGATAGCCTAGTAGAACCAGAAAAAAGAGAAGAAGTAAGAAATATGTTTGGTGATGGTGTGCCCTATGACATAGTATATACTGGATTATCAACAAGCCCAGATATACACACAACTTACAAAGAAGAAATGAAAAAATTTTATATTCCAACTAAGAAGGAAGTAGAACGTCAGGAAACTAAAGAACCTTTTGAAGATGTTGGACCACCGGGATTAAAAAGAAAACTCAAGAAGAAATTCGAAGATACTGATAATCAAATAAAAAGTTTATTGCTTGAGGCTAGGTCGTGAACGAAAAAGAACTCAGACATATTTCCGCACAAATTGCAACAATACAAACAAAGTTGAACGACATAAAACGAAACGTTTCACATCTTAATAAAGATGTAAATATTTTAAATGCCACTGCCAACCGTTGGAAGGGTGCATTTGGAGTAATATTAATCTTTGGTGCATTAGCAGGTTGGCTAATCACCATAATTTTTAAAATGTTAAAAGGAGCTTAATATGGTAGAATGGGTATTAGCACAGTTACCACAACTTCCACAGCTACTCGATGCACTGTTTAAGATTGTTGGAGGTTTAGCAATTGTTGCTACAATCACACCTAACAAATCTGACGACAAAATCATCGACTGGGTATGGAAAATTGTGAACTTTGCAGGTGCGAATTTCGGTAAAGCTAAAAATAGCGACTAATATAGCTCAAAAACACCGAAACCGCTATTATGAAGGATTTTTAGCCCGTAGAGAGCAAAGTTATAATTCATAGGCATTTGTATGCCTAGGGGTCAAATTAGCTCTCCACGGGGCTTATATTAGGAAAAACTGAAATGAATGACTGCTTAGATACAGAAAACGTGCTTTTTTGCATAAAACACCATCATATATGGTTTCTCATATTTGCGTGGTTATTTTTCGAAATTTATATCCGTATTTCTAACCATTTTGACAAAAACAATGATAAGTAAATTTATATTTGGATTTATATTTAAGATATTACAACCCTTGATGTTATGGTACATTGCCAAAAATCAAGGTAAGAAGGACCAACTATTAAAACAAGCGGAATTAGACAATGAAAAACATAAAGAAGCCGATAAAATTAGTACTAGGATTGTTTCTGCTACTGCTGCTTACGACAAGTTGCGTGAGAAAGCAGGCAAGTAGTTACTGCCCTAGTTACCCCTACCCACCCGAAGAGGTCATCAATAAGATAGAAAATTTACAGGATACTCTTGTAGATACTTGGATGATCGAACAACTCAAATTATCAGAGAAATTAGAACTCTGTCAATAATCTAACTCACCCTAACATATTTTTTGCATCTTTTGAAAACGTATCCATATAAGCTTTAGCCCACTTTACAAATGAGCAAAGCTGATGGGTATTCTCATATGATGTATTCCATCCATCAAGAACTATCTTTAAATCTTTATCGTTAACTGATTTGACTTCTGTGATAATCTGTCCATAAGAATTGATTTTGAAGTTGATCGAAGCTATAGTCGCTTCGTGCTTTCTGTTCATAAGGTTTCTCTAAAAAATAATCATTTATTAAAAGTTTACAAATAGCACCCAGTATAGTTACTGGTGTGCCATTCCTCCTGTTCCTAGGAACTTCTTTATATAAGTCCTTTAAGGTTTTTATATGATCATCTGAATATTTAAGAGCCGCAGTTAATAAATTGGACTCATCTTCGTACATATGATCTGAATGTGTTGCCTTGCCTCCTGAATGAATTTTTATTCTAAGTATACAGTTCGGTTCTTTTTTCATCCATTTTACAGGGTGTATATCAAAACAGACATGAACACGAACTCGTCTTTCCTCTATCCTAATTGTCTGTATTATGGATAGTTTTCTGTAACAGATATTTTCCACTATTTCTTTTTATCACCCAGTAATAAAGCGGCAGTTTCTGTTTCAAAAGCCGTATCATCAAGATTATCAAAATTCAGCAATTTACATATTTCTCTTGATATTTTTACAGAATCTTCCGCTATCATTTCTGGAGATAAATTTTGATGAGTATTTCCACTAGTCATCCCTGTAGCTATAGATGTAGCCATCTCCCGTAGCATATTCCTATGAAATTCCCTCCCCTGTAATAAGGATGCTTGAATAATTCCACCTATTTGTTGATATTTTTGTCCTTTATTTTCCTTTGTCATCTTTTTCCTTACCTTCCGCCTCCGCATCTCTAGCTTTTTTCAAGTTAGACAATTCAAGTGTAGTCTCTTCAATTAATTTATTGAGATACCATCTAGCTTTTAATAGGTCTTGGATAGGTGTTCCCTTGTATCTATAGCGACTGACATATTTTACTACATTACCCTGTGCATAGCCGAACTTATTACTCTTTATAAAGTCATATACTTCAATACCACCTTGATTATAATGTTTTGGTCTATTTACTGGATCGTATTTTTGATCCTCTTTATTTTGTTTGTCTTTTTTCATTTGTACCTCTTTTTAATAACATCGAGACTTATAAATGTAGGATTATAATTTCCTTTTTTAACATCTCGTTTTAAAATTATCCCCCTCCACCACGCATTATTATCAGTCTGTGCATATCTCAAATAATGTTCAAAAAAACATCCACACACTAATCCCCATAATCTTGTTCCATCTTTTCTTGTACGAGTTGCAATATCTAGTCTATGGCTATGACCCATTGTACAACTTTGAAATGTACTTTTGATTAGACGAGTACCTACATTTTCCCCTGATATAGCTTTGCCCATAACACCAGTTGCAAAATAATGTGCATACAGAATACCATCTATGTTATATGGTGTCAAGTATGGGATCAATTTCCATCCATATTTCAAATATCCCAAATCTTCTACATCAAGAACACCTTTCAATTCCGGTGATTCCTCTGCAACTCTTTCTATTCTCTGTTCATGGTTGCCCATAATAGCAATCTTTACAGGCTTATACCTTCCTTTCTTAGCAATTTCATTTTCAAATCTTTCCTTTGCATCAAGTGCACACTTAACATCTTTTTCATATCTCCTACCTTCAAACTGAATCTTACCTTTATCATAAAAACACAAACTTTCCATATCACACCAATCCCCAATATCAATAAGAACATCCGGCTGTACTTCAGCAACAAACTTACCTAACCAAGTGAACCGTTCATTTGAAACACTCGGCATGCAATGAGCATCCGGTATAATTAAGTGTGTGGTCAATGTATTGTATCCTTATCAAAATTAACATATATTATATTTTTATTTTTCTTTTTTACCTTCTTATTTTTAGGAGTATTCAACATTTCTTCAATTTCTCTAAAATTTTCTACTACAGATTTATCTGCAGCTTCATAGATAACATCCATATGTTTTAATAATAAATAGATTAAACCTCTTTGTAGATGCATTAGATGCATATTAGGTTGCATTGTCTTCATCAGTTTCTCTACATCTTTTTTTGTAGGTACATGATTTTGTATTACTTTTTTTCTTGATACTTTAGGACTTTCAAATGCCTTGATTGCAAATGTCTCATCACTCATAGCTTCTAATACAATACCACATGCTGCATTTTTTAAACCCAATAATTTTGCAGCATCTTGTTTTAAATTTATTCTATCAAATTTTTTTTTCATAAGCTTTACTTTAATTTTTCAATAAATATAGGAGTCTGTTTGCCTACCCAAGCACCAATAATATTATAGGTGTAATATTCTAAAGCATCTTTTTTTGTTATTTTATCTTCTTTCATTAGTTTTTTTATTACTTTTTCTTCATCATAAGCAAGTATTAGAGGTTCCCCATACCTATGGGCGACCCCTATAACACAATCATCAAAGCCATCTGCTTTGATAAATTTTTCATCAGGATATATCTTTAGTATTTCTTTCATTGAACCATTCCTTTGGTATAAATTTTTCTGCATATATAAATCCGTTTTTTTCACACCAACCACCATATGTTGTCTTGCTTTTTGGAGAAAGTTTATTAGTTACCCTACCAAACACAAATCTAATATCCAATTCAGGATGTTGTTCCTTAATCAATAAATGTTTTTTACGGTCTACCATTTTTAAAAATCCTTTGCACTCTACATGTAAATTATATTCTGGAAAATAAAAATCCGGTGTATATATTTTAGGAGGTACAACATATTGTATTTTCTGTGTCTCATACTCAACTTTTACTCCATGTTTAGTGACAGCTGTCATAACACCCAATTCAAAATTGGATCTAAATTTGTGACTACGAATCAATGGGTTTACTATACCTCGTTCTAAATGTTCCTATAGCTTCTAATAAATAATCATAGGTTTTATATGAATACTTTTCTAGGTTTTCATCGTCAGACCAATCACAGGTAAGAACAACAACCCCCCCTTTTCTCAAGTGTCTGTGTATCTTCTGTAATCCCTCATCAAGTACTGCTTTTTTACTAGGAAATACACCATCTGTCCAATAGCTCTTTTGTGTATCTGATGGTTTCTCCTTTACTACTAGACCTACAGTATTGGAATAATTTCTCATTAATATAGCATAATCACTACCACTCTTTTTCTGCTCATTATCAAGATAAACATAGAGAGTGTCTTGATTTATTGATATGTCATGTTGATTAATACTACTTTGTAGTAAAACAGGCATTACTTCATCTCCCTAGTCTTTAGTTTTGTATACCAAATATAGGGAGGATTTTTTGCTCGACTAGTAACTTTGGGAGCAAGAACTGCATCTTCCCAACAATGACTTTTATATCCACAAAAAGTACAAGGATATGTCATAATTCTGTTTCCACTTTCTTTTTTTACACCTTTATAAGGACCAGATGTAGGTTTGTATGTTTCCGCATAGTCATCAAATTCTTTCTTAAATTCTGTATTAATATTTTCAATATTATGTTTTACAATATGTAGTGCTTTAGATTGCTCGTGTTCTTGTTCTTCAGGTGCTTCACATATTGCCCATTCTCCTGTTGATTTATTTATAGCAATCCATCCACCAAATTTTGATTTACCTGCATATGAATATGAATATCCTTGAGCAACATATCCAAACGTATCATCCTCTTTTATTTTATTATACCCACCCCACTCACCAAATTTAGAATCAAATGCATATGGACTAGCAGTTTTTATATCATAAATTTTATCTTCAATTTTTACATCATATGTTCCTTGCAAATTAATATTTGCTATTTTCATACTTACTTCTTTTTGAAATTCCTGTATCTTTATACCCGCAGCTTTCATAATAACCATAGCCAATGCTTCCATTAAATCCCCAATAAGAAATCGCATAACAGCATTGTACTCATACTCCTGCTTTATTCCTTTTTTCTTTAATTTTTGCTGACAAAGTGGTTTACCAACTTCTGACATTCGAAGTCGCCAATCATCTCTTTTTTGATTAAACTGACGATCTAATGCCTTACCACAAAGTTCTTGAAATTCTTTAACAAGCTCCGGAGAGATTTTACTCTCTCCTCTGCTTGCTCCTGATAAGTAGGATTGTATTCTAACTAGTAGCCAATTCACCTTCGAGACTATCTCCTAAACTTGCGTCAACAGCTTTAGTACTAGACTTTATTACATCTCTATACTTTTTAAGTACAGAATCGTTAAAGCCCTTTATACCTTTAAAGAAAAACTCCATCAACTTTTTATCATCAGCAGTAAATTGAGAATTTCCTTCGTGTTGAACAACAGCCCCATAGAAAGTGTTAGCACCTTTTTTATTCTTGACAGTAGTAAGTCGTAAAACAGATTCCCACATAGGTTTTTTTTGTTTATTCAAACTGCGAATAAAATTACTAACAGGAATAAAAGACACACCCTTAACATACCAAACAACAGGTAGTCTTTGGATAGTTGCTTTTTCTCCTTTAGCATTTATACCCTCTGCGGCAGCTACACCATAGATAACTTGATTGCATTTTACATTTTTTTGCACAGCATACTCCGGAGAGTTTGCGTCAAGTTTATCCATTTCTGCTTTTGATAAACGACCACATCGTTCACCACCAATAGAATCATAGAATACACCATTGAGTGTATTTAACTGTACAGTTTGAGAACCAAAAGCTTCCGCTTCATTATCCCAAGCACTATACATAAATAGTCTGATAAATGGTCTTAAAGATGCTTGTTCGGCAAAAACAATTTCACCTGTTTTAGGATTTTTAATCGCATAATATCCTCTAGGTAAAGAATTGCCTTCATCATCTTCAGATGCATGATTTATCGATAATCGAGGTAAACCACTATCTTCAGAACCACTATCAACTTGCCCTGTAAGTTTCATCAAATCAGCTGTTGAAACTTTACTTAAATCCGTAGGCAAACCGGCATTATTAGCATCATTCATAAACTATACTCCTTATATAAAAAGTATTAATGATAATTAAAATATAATATGTATAAACAATTGTGTCAAACTGTTTCTTTTAAATTTAACCAATCCTCACCAATCTTCAATTCTGTACCTATTGGCATATCATATTCTATATTGTATCTTTTTTTACACTCTTGAACTATTGAATACATACCTTGTTGTAGTGCAGTTATACAAGCTTTTTTTTCATCCGGATGAACATCAATAATAATACTGTCGTGAACAGTATTTATAATCAAAGATTTCAATCCTAATGCTTTCATAGATTTGTGTGTCTTAACAAGTGCTATTGGTAAAAGATCAGCAGTTGCAAATCCCTGCACCGGATAATTTTTTATAGAAGTTGCATGGGATGCAGTTCCATATCTAGTTCTCTCAACATATGGAAACTTATAAACTCTACCACTAGGCAATTTTATTCGTTTGTATAGTATAGCTTCTTCTTGTAATTCTTTGTGCCAATCGGCAACTCCTGAATATTTAGTTTTAAATTTTCTATAATATTCTTTTTGTTTTTCTGTTCCCTGTGTTCCCCCATACAATGGTTTAAATGTATGAGCCTTTGCTTCTTGTCTAGAGATACCCATAACCTCTGCTGTGTAACTATGAACATCAACGTTATTATCAACATCATCATATACCTGTTTATCTTTACTTAAAAATCCTGCCACTCTAAATTCTAGTTGTGAATAATCGCCCTCTAATATCAAGCCATTCTGAAAGCGACTAACTATAGCTTTACGAACAGGAAATGTTACACCTCGTGGCATATTTTGAAAGTTTGGGCTACGAGATGACAATCTTCCTGTAGCAGTAATACATTGCATAAATTGTGGATGAATAAAATTATTTTTATTTACTGCTTTTTCTATACCCTCAACAAAAGTTTTTAAATATGTTTTTATAGCAGAATATCTCACATATTTTTTTATAAATTCTTTTGCTCTAAGACCACAAGTAAGAGATAATTCCTGTAAAGTTTCACTATCAGTTCTAAAACCATTAGCAGAAACATCGTAAACAGAACGAGGTCCAATTCTTAAACCCGCTACTACTTTTGTTGCCTCATAATAAATACCTTTACCACTACAATTTTTACATATATATCGTGCTGTTCCATATGTTCCATCTTTTCTTTTTTTAGCAACTCTACCTGTTCCTTTGCAATCCACACATCTGTGTGCAATAGTAACTGCTTGGACTTGTGTCATACTTTTTACACTTCGTTTGAATTGATTATCTGTAAGAGTTATTCGTCTTTTTGCTTTTCTAGTATTACCTCTCATTTCAGAACCTAGATTAAAGTAGCCTTTCCACATTTTCTTATCTTTTACTTTTCTAGAATAAACAATAGCTGACCTGTCATCTGCACTATTAAGATTAAATGGAGTATCCCCCATAACTTCTTTGCCAAGTATCAACAAATCATTTTTTAACTTGTTGTACTCTTTGGTATAATCATCTTTAATTTTCTGTAAAGTATCCTTATTAATTTTCAGTCCTGCCACTTCAATATCTGTCAGCACTCTTGTTACTTCAAGGGATAATTTACAAGTTGGTATCAATGTCATTCCTTACTTATAACTTTTTTAAAAAGATTACTATCAAAATAAATACACGGCTCAACATCTTGGGAATCACCCCTGTCAGTTCTGCCACCAAATGATATATTTAATTGTGCATAGCTCAACAAACTCACTTCACAATAATACAGACCATCACTAAATTTTACCACCATATAAAATGGTAAACCTGTTAATTTAAACAGTTGCATGCCACTCATATATTTATCCAAACTTAACATGTATGTATCATATGTAGTTGAATCATTATCTCTTCGTTTAACTTCCGCCCAAGCAATAACAGCTTTTTTGTCATCTAACAATGCAAAATCAAGTCTGTGCTTAATCGGTAGTTTTTGATAAAAGATTTTCCAAGCATCTGATAATTCATTGATAATTGCTTGTTCCATCTTTCTGTCTTTTTCAGTCTCATATACTGGTCTTATCATGAGAACTCCTTATAAGATGTTTTTAATAGCCCTACCTGATAATCAGATAAGGATTTAGTAGCCTCTATATCTGCAATACCATATTTTTTCACAATACCCCAAGGGATGCTATGAAAATCTATTCCTTTGTTCATATAGTCACGTACTAAATCTTTTTCCGGTCTTTTTATTTCTCGTCTTCTGCAACAGCCATCTAATGTCAAATCACATTTTATCCCACCAGCCATTAAATATTCAACAACCATTGTGTCATAGACTGCCCCACCATATGCAAAACCACATTCTAGTAGCCATTGCAAATCAAACTTGATGTTATGCCCAATCAATAATTTTGTTTCTTTCAAATAGTTATTTATTATTTTGTGAGATTTTTCACTCTCATCACCACTCTCGTGAGAAAACTTATAATACTCAACAGGATTTACTTCTGTTCTAAATTTTTGTAATCCAACAGATACCAATTTATTTCCTTCTACAAAAGGACTTGGATTAGTTTTGCCATTAACTTCTTTAAATGTTGTTTCTACATCAAGTACCATAAACATTATGGATAAAACCTCCCTATAAGAAATTCTGCTCTACAGGTAACATATCCATGCCACCCATTAACTTTATTTTTACTGACATTTAATATTCTAGTTCCATTAGTATCTACCTCTGAAGGTTTACCAATTCCAATTATAAAATCAGCTTCACCAGCTTTGCCTGTTCTAGAATTGTCAAGCATAGCATATGTTATTAATTGTCTATTTTCACCATTATAACTAGCTTGTGAAACTGCCCATACTAGACAATTTGCTTTTTTACAAATTTCTCTAGATTGCACATACAAGGCTTTTAATTTTTCATCACCCCTGTCATACGAACCAGCAATTTTTATTTTGTCTAGCTGATCAATAAATATTACATCCGGTTTGTTTAATTCTGCATGTTCAGTAATCTCAGAAATGTCAGTCCCCACACAATCGTGAACAATAAGATATGGTTTTATTACTTGGTGATATATTTTTCTGCAATATTTAATATCTGTCACCATTTCATGCTTTTCTCGTTCAAAATAACTTTGTAAAATTCTTAATTTTATTCTCACAGCCGGTTCTTCATTTGCCCAATACACAACTTTCTTTTTTTGACGAATGTACTCCTGTGCTAAATGACAAGCAAATGTTGTCTTTCCAAGTTCCGGTCTTGCAAGTATAATTCCAAAATGCCCACGAGATAATCCCTCAATGTTTAAGGACAAAGGCTCTAAATTAAATTTAAATTCTGTATCTGTCATAGCTTCTTTTAGTAATTCATCAATATCTTCATTGACTATTGAATATGTAGCACCACCTTCAATTTTTTCCTTATCTGTTGCATCATCAATAATTTTTTGTAATTCACCAAATGTTATATTGTCCTTACCCCTATAAATGTCAATAGCTTTTTCCCCTAGCTCTCTAGCTTTATCTCTTTTCCAAAAATTATAAAGAACATCTTTTGCTAATTTTACATGTGGAATTTTTACAAGTTCCAAACTTTTTATCACATCTTCAATTTCATTTCTTGTTGTTTGTGGCAGAGCTGGAAATTTATCACGATGAACCAACAGTAATTCCATAACATTAAAACTAGTTTCATATTTTTTATGAGCATCAGATATAGCAGTAAATATACTATTCAATTCTTTTGGAAACATTTTAATATTGAGTATTCGTTTTGCATCTTTCCAAAATTCACTATATAAACACAAGGCTAATATTTGTTTCTGTATCATATGAGTTCCTTCCTTTTCTTTGGTTTTAATTTAAAACCTTGTTTACCCTGTATTTCTTTTTTTGCTGTTAATGGTTCTTTACACCAATCCCTAAATTGTGTCTCCGGACAAAACCTACCCATTGCAGGATTTGTCATTCTTGCAACTCTCGGTGCTGAAATCTGTCTTACCAATATACCCCCACATTCACATTTTTTTTTCCATTTTCCATAGTCGTGCATAAACTCAAATTCCTTTTTACATTTCTTACAAATATACGAATAATACGGCACTATATTTCTCCTACCTGTTCATACTTTGTTGAACATATTTTACTCAATTCAAACATCTTATAAATAGTATCTTTATCTTCACATTTCAAATCTCTTTCTAACATTTTCATATCAGTTTGTAAATAAAAACCTAATCTATCTGACATTTTTAATGCTTTATCAGTAGCATCTTTGTCAAGACAAATAATAGCACGAGACCATCTATCTTTAATTATTGATAATGTAGAATTTGTCAAATTAGTTCCGAGTAATGCTAAACTAGAAAACCCACACGATACAGCACAAGCACTTGCACAGTCCTCAACTATTACAACCACATTTTCGTCAATCTCACCATTTACAACAAACGGATTTTTTGATTTACCATACCTCAACCATTTTACTTTTGGATTTTTGTCAAGCGACCTTCCAATAGCATCTATAATTTTGTCAGCATAATCTTTTATTAAAAAAACAATTCTGTTTTGTTTTATATCATACATTACTGATGCTTTTTTTTTGTCAACAGCATCCATACAATTATATTTTTTTAAATATTTTACTGCTGAATTATTACGAGTAAATTCTGCAAAATGACTAGGAACTGCAAAACTAGAATTAGTATTCCATACTTTTTTTTTATGCTCAAATGAACTCTTTGATACCTCACCTTTTATTTTTCCCTTTATTCCACAATCTGCATGAAAACAATTGTAGAGGATAGCATCTCCCATATTTTTTACAGAAAATGTATTTTTGTTAGCACAGGCAGGACAGTCTCCACGATAAACTTCTTGATTTTTTAAATTTAATGTTTCTACAAATTCATTTGGTTTCATTTATTTTTTTCTCCTTCTCAACCTTCTTTATCCTACTTCATAAATTGAACTTTTTATCTTTATAATACCTTATATGAAAAAATCTTCTCCATAACCAACCTCTCACCATTGATACACTCATAAAAATAGCACCAATTATAAACATATTAAAATATGATGTTTCAATTCCAAACAATGGAAAAACTAATATTTGCAAAATAACTGCAATAACATACCCACTACTTATATCAGCAAATGTTTCTAAAAAATGTCGTCTATGTGGTATCATCATTCTTTTTTATCCATTCTTTTTCAAAAATTTTATAATAATATTCTGCATAACTCTCTAATGTTCTGTTCATATCTTCTGCAAATTTTGGATTGATATCATATGCTTTTGAAATAGTATCACTTATATTTTTTAATTTTATTGTCATTCTGCTCTACACACTTTTTCACCTTCATTTAAAACCCTAACGAGTTTACAATCTTGACCGAGTAATACCGAAACAGCAAGATCAGAATTTGTTTTACCGGTAACACTATAAGTAATAGCATTAGAACATAATGATACAACAGTCATAGGAGCACTACACCCTGTTAAAAATAAAACCATAATTGTTACAATAACTATTTTCATTTTTTCTTTTTTAACATATTCTTATTGAATACTCCTTTAACATTTCTCATTCTATTTTCTCTTGTATGTGGTGCACATATATATGAGTACTGATGTTGTTTACTCAATATCAATTCTGCATTAGTTGTACAAGCATGTCTGTTGATATAAGTATCTTCAAAATACAAAAACTCTCCAATCCAAATCAATAGTATATACTCCATTATTTTTTCTTACTTATTAATCTTTTTATAGATTTCCCTAACAACAATAAATTGTCAGAAGTCTTTTTTAAATATTCTTTTAATCCATTAATCATAATTTACTTTCTTAAAAAGTGGGTAGGAGAAAATGAACAAACCTACCCACCCGAAGGAGGCAAACATATATAATAATTTACTATATACATCTGTTGTCAAACATAATAATTTGACTATTCCACTCTAATCCTTTTCTATTTTTTTGTCAAACCGTATTGACACTTTTTTAAATACGTGGTAAAAGAGAGCTACCCCTTGCAGGGTTACATCTATATACCAACAGGGAAGATATTTGTTCAGATAGACAGAAAATAATTCTTGTAATATATTTTTTTGATATTATTTTAAGAGATACCGGTTTGCAGGTTTTCCGCAGGATTGTGTTTGATGCGAAAGTTCGGAACATAAAACAGGTGCTATGACACAAAGTAATCAAGAGTTCCTTAAGAAAAAATCTGCACGATTTGTGGTGAGGCTGAATTGGTGTCTCTTGAATTATACCAAGCCTAACTGGGACTGGAGCTTTATATAAGGATAGGTAGTTGACAGCAAAATAGTGCATAACCGATAATTGTATTTGGCATTTCACTCAACGGATATAAAAGTTGCCACAAATTTTAGGAAATAGA